CGGAGGTATCGAGTACTCCGTATAGTGTTGAGTTTAGTATAAAGCCGTCGATAATCGGCTCTAGTGTTGTAAATGTCGTTTTCCATGAGTTAGGCGTAACGCGGTGTACTACGCCAAACACTTGTAAAGTTTGTTGTAGGGTCGAGTTACCAGGTTGATTAGTCGTAACCTCTACCGGGTCAAAAAAATCTAGGCTAAGAGCTGCAAGGATGCCATCGTTATAATCGTCCATATATAGATCAAGCTCGACCGCATCGCATCGAGTTTGCGTATCTTTACGGCTTGCTACATAGGCTCGGGCATAATCGAGCGCGGCTTGGTCTGTATCCATGACTAAATTAGTTTGGTTATATGAGTGCACAAAGTACTCATCGATAGAGTCCTGATCCTGCGCGATCTGAGCCGTACCGCCTATCTTTGTAATAGAGGCGGAGTTATAAACCTGAGTATCGTCTAAGCGCCATATAGCGTTAAAATAATTGATATCGGTACCGTCGTCATTAAATCGAGTTACCGGGAAAGCCTGAGACTCGATACAAAAAGCGCGATCGTGCAGCTCTACGGATCCTCGAGCATTGATATACAAAGCGCCGTACTCGGAGATGGTCGCCGTTTGTAGCGCGGCTAGAGCGGTGCGAGGGTTGCCCGGGTCTGCCTGAAACACCGTATCGCCGTACTGAATTTCGCGCATCGATGGAGGCCAAGCGATCTCGTCGAGGATAGCGTTTACACGCTCGCCCGGTAGGTCGCCTGCCGCAGCTAGTGTCACAGTACTAATCTGAGAATTTTGGAAAAGTCTAAAAGCATCTACGGCGGTGATAGTTGTATAAACTACATCGGTAGCCATTTTAGGCGTAGTAGTTGTATAGCTAGTAATAAAGCCGCTAAACATTGGATACTCGACACCTGCGTATGTGCCGGTGATCTGTACTTTACGTAGGGGAGTCAGTAAGCCGTAGTAGGGGCCTGCCGCATTTTGAGGATTAAAGTCGCCATTTTGATCGACGATACGCAGAGTTAGAGTACCTGTTTGGAATACGTCTGCCTGCGCGTTACGGCCTCTCATAGTAGTAACGCCGTCTACTTGATTAGATACGTCTACGATCAAAGCCTCAGAGTCTGCAAGGATGTTAGTCCCTAAAATTCCTGTACCGAGGATCATCGATTGAGCAAAAGCCGGGCCCGTGGAAAAGTTAATAACCGCGTTAATCGTAGGGACGGTCATAGCGTACCTGCCACCGTTAAGGGATCTCCGCCGCGGTTGAGTTTTTGTATTGTATCTTGTAGCAAGGTAGCAAATTCGTCCGGCTGAGCTATAACGCCTGTATTAAAATTAAGGTTATAAGTAGCGGCCGCCTGAGCTGCATAACGCGCTCCACTTGCCGCAGCTGCTACCGATAACCCGGCCTCCCGGCCCTGAGTAAACGATCCTTGAGCTATTGCATTGGTTAGTGAGATTTTTGCTAGAGATGCTGCGTACTCTGCCTCTGCTCTAGCTTGATAATTAGCACCGCGGACGGCGCTAGAAATATCTGCTCCATCGACTAAAGCCTTAAAAAATTGATCGGTAACACTTGCACTAGCAAAAACGACATCCTCTACTAATTTTGCAATATTTGGATTATTTACGGTGAAATCTGTAGTGTTTTTAGGAATTGTATAAACCGGTGCACCGCCGTCGCCCGTACCAATATCTGCACCCGTGCCGACTTTTTTAAGTGCCGCAGCATAATCTTGTAATGCCTTGAGTCGAGCATCGTCGGCCGCCTTTTGCGCCGCTGCAACGCGCTCGATCATGCTTAACTCCTCAGACTCGCGGAGTTTGTTAAGTGTTAGAGCTGCATTAGATGTTTTACTTAAAGATGCGAGCTTAGCGATCTCGGTTAGTTGGATCTGTATACGCTCGCTATAACTTTCCTTGGCGGCTAACTCACCGGCTGCGGTAATAGCTGCGTTATACTTACCGAAGGCGGCTTGTCGAGCTACCTCTTTCTCGTTTTCCGCCATCTTGCTATCGTTAATAGCCTTTAACTCTGTAAGTAATTGAGTGTTAAGAGCCGAAAGAGTTGCCTCGCTAATCTGAGTAATACCGGCTAACTTGGCCATGTCTGCATTTTTTTGGAAAGCCGCTAGCTCGCCGATTTTCTTAAGTGCAAGCTCGCCGTTATCCTCCTCGATAGCTTGTAAAGCCTCAAGGCGTAGGATCGTATCCTTGTCATATGTAGCCCGTAGAGCTGCGGCGATCGAGATGCGGTTAGTATCAAATACGGCCGCGGCCTTTGATAACGAAAGTTTATTTTTCTCTGCTAGAGCGCTTTTCTTTTGTAGGGCTAATAACTCTTTTTGGCGTTTAGCTGCCGCCGCCTCTGCCGCGGCTCTAGCCTTAGCGGCTTTAACCCCTGAGTCGGTCGAGCCCGAAATAGTCATAGGGGTTGTAAAAGGCTTAGGCTTTAGTCTATCTTCCTTGCCTAGTTCTTTTATAAACTTGAGATAGGAAATATTATAAACGTACTCCCAATCTTTAGAGTCAAAACCCGGGATAGATTTTAATTTTGCAGCTAGGACTCCAATACCTCTAATAACATCGGCGGTATTTTCGGCGGCCGTTTCCATGTTTTTAGCTAAAGTTGCTATGGAGTCATCGTCTCCTAGTTTAGATAGAGCATCTACTAAACCCGTACCTATAATTTCTTGAGCGTTTCCTGCCGCCTCTTTAAGTACGCGCATCTTGCCGGCGTAAGTCTCAAGCTCTGCGGTACCTGCCCCGGCAAAAGTCTTAGTTAATAATGTAACCGCATCATTAAAATCTAAAGTAGATAATTCGCTCTGACTAAGGCCTAAATTATATTTTCTAAGTCCTTTAGTGTTGCCCACGTAGAGCGCTGCAAGATCCTGATTTACGGTAAGTAAATCTTGGCCCGACCCGGCGGCTACATCTAGAGATAGGTTTAATAGATCCTGCGCTTTAGTAGTAGATCCGGTTGCGGTGATTAACTTTTGGAAAGCCTCGCGTAATACCTCGCCCTCGTAGCCAAATTTGGCCGATATATCGCCGAGTTTCTTCTCAATAATATCGGTATCGAAAGCTAAACCTAGATTTTTTAATACCATCTCGAGGCGCTTGGCTGACTTTTCATTTTCTGCAAAAGCTTTAACGGCATTTTTACCGTAGGAAAGCATGGCCGCAGCACTAAAAGTAACGGCAAAAGTCTTAGCAAGGGTCTTAACCTTTTTGCCTAATTTGTCTGAGGCCGTCTCGGCTTGCTTAAACCCTTTACCGTCTAGCTTTGAGCCAATATTAATTACAGGTAATACCATTATGCGGCCCTACTTAATTTACCTTTAGATATGATCGCGTTAAAAGCTTTAGTAGTTTTATCGATAGCCGTACGAGCTGCGCCCTCGGCTTTCCCTTGATCTTGAGCCCAAGCCTTAAAGATTAAACGCCCTCGGCCTTTAAGGCTGCTCGTTAGCTCGGGTAGATTTTCGATAAATGTAGCACCGGCTTTAGGATTTACGGATCGGCTCACTTTCTTACTAGCGCCTCCGGCTTTAGGTCCTACCCACGGCTGAGGACCATTACGGCCGGCGGTTTCATAGATAGCACCGGCGGCAGATTTATTAGTGATAGTTGCCATCGAGCTAAAGCCGTAAGGATTTATTTTACTTGGAGAGGTTGAGTAAACGATCCCGGACTTAATTGTACTAGCGCTATAAAATGGAAATCTAGCCTCGCTGAAAGATCGAGGTGCCCAGCCGGACATAGGTGCCTCAGCAGGTACAAAGCCTCGAGCCTTAGCTACTACGGGTTTCATAGCAGCGGCTAAATCTTTTTTTAGTTGCTTCTCGAGATCCGGAGCAAAAGCGCGTAGAGCTTTACGTAGATCAACGTTTCCGCGTATTTCTATGGTTGGCATTTTTAGCCTCCTCCGCTTGCTCGTTTAGTACTTTTACTAACATCTTAAACATTTCGGCATCTAAGTCGAGTATCGCTTGAGGCGCGACCCCTAACCGTATCGATAGTTGCGCTACCAAATAGGTTAGAGTGCCGCGCCCTAGCTTAAAGGCTCGTCGTCTAGTACCTCGACCTTTTTAAGAGTATCTAAAAACTCGGCTCCAAACATTGGTACGGTTTCGCCGGATGTACGTAAGCACTCCCACGCTAACCAATATACGTCGCTCTGTTTCTCGTCATCTCTGAAAGCTTTGTGAAAGCCTTTTTTTGCGTATAACTCAAAGGCGTACTCAATTCGCGGCGAGATTTGATGCTCGCTTACCTCGCCGGTAGCCCTTGTTATTTTGAGTCGTGCCATTTTTTGCCCCTTTGTTAGTTTGTTATGGTGCGGTAGTAATTACGATTGGTGAGTTACACGTAAACGTGATGCTCTGAGTACCGATATCTCCGACCGCGCCGTTAATATCTGTAGTGTTATTAACGAGGATAGTCGTAGCATATTGAGGGTTAGTAGCTGAGGTAGTCGCGCTAGTTTGCTTTAGAGTGATTGGTACGGTCGTACCCCACGCCGCTTGCAAAGTAGCGTTTACGTTTGCCGCTGCGGTATCTGATAGGAAATCGAGCGAAATCGTCGAGGTTTCCAAACCTTTTGTAAATTTCCGGCTCGAGTCACCCATGGCCGTGACCTCCAGCTCCTCAAATACGCGGTTAATTGTCGCGCTTGTAACATGGTCGGAGAGTGCGATCGAATTTAGCGTTACGACCACTCCGTTTGATAGAAATACGGCCATCGCCTATTCCTCGCTTTTCTCTGTAGTAGGTGTATGTGTTTTTGTTTCTTTTTTTGGTGCTTCGGTGATCTGCCCTATCTTAATAAGAAAGGCGATATCTTCATCGGTTAGGCTCATGCTTAACTCCACTCGGTTAGTATTGAGATAGTAATGTCTGTAGTTAGTAAATCGCCGCTTTGCACCGTTAAAACGCTCGGAGCACTTACCGCGCCGATATTCATAACGATTGGCGATGCAGCTAACTTTTGGAATACGGCGCAAACCATCGACTCGATACCTTGTAGGTTGCCTTGATTGTCGTACATAGGCACATTACAAATAATACGAAAAGATGCCATCGGCGAGATATTGGCGTAGTCGTTATTAGTCGGTGTTATGTATGGATCTGCCGGCGACACGATTACGCTATTAGCCGTGATAGTTGCAGGCGGATACGCGTAGGTATTCCATACGTTAGCGTTAGCAAGGGCCGCAGCTAGTGAGGCTCTTAAAGTAGTAATAGGTGCCGGCATTATCCGACCATCGCATTTGGGCTCATATATCCGGCGATAAGGCCGCGGATCTTACCGATCATAGAGTTACCCATACGGTAAGGGCTAGGGCTAAAGCCATCGATCGATACGCCGCCGGTTTGGCTGACTTGCCGGGCCTGCCAGATATCGACGGCCAAAATCATTGAGGCCTCACGCACGGCCGGAGTAGTCGCGTAGGTGTTTGTCTTAAGATCTGCTCCTACGGCTGATCCATATGGCAATACTCTAAAAAAGTTTACATCGCTTGCCGTCTTGGCATATTGGATAAAACTATAACCATTAGGCCAATTAAACGCATAATTATTAAATGCTATTGATGGTAATTGAGTAGTCGTACCGGCCGTCCACGGGATAGTGCCGGTAATTGTGTAGGTGCCGTTAAAGG